CATTGGAAGATTTAATATTAAATTATTAAAACTCATAAGAAAAGATATAAAGGAAATTTTAAAGAAAGCATTTAAGGGGGAAGGAAGAATTGAATAAAGTTATATTAATGGGACGCCTTACAAAAGACGTTGAGATAAGACAAACGCCTAACAATCTTTCGGTCGCAAGATTTACTATTGCGGTAAATCGAAGATTTGTAAAAGACGGCGGACAACAGGCTGATTTTATTAACTGTATTGCGTGGCGTAAGACAGGCGAATTTATCGCACGATATTTCCAAAAGGGCAGTATGATTGCGGTAGTCGGAAGCATTCAAACAAGAAGTTGGGATGGTAATGACGGTAAAAAGCAGTATGCGACAGAAGTTATTGTAGACGAGGCGTACTTTACCGGCTCAAAATCTGAAAGTAGTACAGGCGGAAATACTGATTTTTCCGACAACGGTTTAGACGATTTAAACAGTCAATACGGTGAGGATTTTGCAACAATCGGTGATGAAGAAGATTTGCCGTTTTAAGAGGTGTAGTGTATGAACAACGGAATTAACTACTTTCCGCTGAACGTACATTTAGATGATAAATTTGAATTAATCGAGGCTGAATTTGGGCTGAAAGGGTTTGCGATAGTCGTTAAGTTGTTCCAAAAGATATACGGACAGCAAGGTTACTATTGTGAATGGACAGAAGACGTTGCATTATTGTTCGGAAAGAATGTAGGTTTGGGTGGTGATGCCGTGTCCGAAATAGTGAGAGCCGCGATTAAAAGAGGTATATTTGACAGTGAACTTTATGACAAGTATCAAATCTTGACTTCGAGAGGCATACAAGAAAGATACTTCGAGGCAGTCAGTCGCCGTAAAGAAGTTGAAGTCAGAAAAGAGTACCTCTTAATTAAAGTCGACCAAATTTATAAGAATGTACGCATTTTAAATGAAAATGTAAACATTTCAAGCAAAAATGTAAACATTTCCGAACAAAAGAAAGTAGAAGAGAGTAAAGTAAAAGAAAAGAAAGTAGAAGAAAGGGAACTGCCACGTCTGCCTGTAAGAATTGTTAAGCTATATGAGAACAATATAGCACCTTTGACACCGATTACACTGCAAGGCTTAGATGATTGGCTGAATGATATGTCGGAGGATGTTGTTATATACGCAATCGAAGAAGCTGTAAAGAACAACAAACGTAATTACAAGTATATAGAGGCGATATTGCGTAATCACTTTAACGCAGGACGTACCACACTTACGGAAGTACAAAGCGCAAAGCGAGCGTATAAAGGCAATGAAAATGAGCTTAGTATTAACAGAGACGATAACCTTGATTATGACGAACTTGAAAAAATAATGAGGGAGAAAACGTAATGATTGTATTTTCTATAGACCCCGGTAATACACAAAGCGGTTGGTGCATTATTGACGGAGAAACAATGAAACCACAAGACTTTGGAAAGACCGATAATGATGAGTTGTTAGACAGTTTTGAACGTCTGATAAGAGTATATCAAGTAGACGTTGTTGTTATCGAAATGGTGGCGTGTTACGGTATGCCGGTTGGGCGTGAAGTGTTTGAAACGTGTGTTTGGATAGGCAGATTTACCGAGAAAGCAAAGCAATTACAAAAGGATGTTCAATACATAACACGCAAGGACGAAAAAATTAATATCTGTCACAGTATGAAAGCCAACGACGCAACTATTCGCAGGGCTTTGATAGACAGATTTGCAAAGCACGATTTAAAGAACGGCAAGGGAACAAAGAAAAATCCTGACTGGTTTTACGGTTTCAAAAGCGACATTTGGGCGGCTTATGCAGTGGGGATAACGTGGGTTGATATGGAGGAATAAGACAATGACTATTAAATTACCAATGGGCGTGGAAATAGAAATGAATACGCGTTTGCCATATGATTTCGATGATATTATTCGCAAGACATTTAAAGAATATTTAGGCGAAGCAAAAACAGAAAATTTAGATTTTAATAAATTAAAATTTATAGACCTTTGCATTGCCTCGATCCGCAACTCGAAAGACGCAAAAGAGGCAGTTCAAGATATAATGCTCGAGCAAACAGAAATCAGATTAAAAATGTTTAATCAATTTCCGGAAAAAAATTCGTTTTTTAACATGAATTTTATGGCTCATTACTATGAAATGGGTAGAGCAAGCGCATTACTGCATACTGGATATAGCAGTAATTACACAGAAAATGAAACTATTATGAAAGTGGTTATAAGAATTATAAAAGTGGTTAGTGATTTTGAGGAGGAAGAAAATGGCGAAGAAAAAGAGAATTAAAATCGGTGCTATGTACCGAGAATACGGCGAAATGGAGGGCGTGTTATGCCGTAACTGCTGTAATTTTATAACGATTACGGACGAGGGAAAACGTCACTGCAAGTGCCGAGGATACGGTATAACAAGAGAGGCAAGCACAAATTGGTATGGCAAATACGAGGCGTGCGGATTGTACAACACACCGATAGACGAAAAGTATAAACCAATATTTGAAGGAGCGAATGAGTGATGAATACACCGATAATTAGACCGAGTTTGATTTATTTAATTAATTTATGCGACAATTTCAAAACTGCATTGTTTATAGTTATGCTTGTAGCGGGATTTGTTGTAGTTGTTAGTCTTTATGAATATCTTAACGAAGAAGAGGAACGACGATACTTTAGTAAGCGGTTTAAAATACTCATTGTCGCATTGATAAGTAGCTTAGCGGTGAATATCGCATTACCAAGTGAAAAGACTTGTTACACAATGCTTGTCGGTTCACAACTGACACCGCAGAACATTCAAAGTGTCGGTAATGATTTGAAGTCTGCGGTAGATTACATATTTGAGAAGATAGACGAATTGGAGGAATAGAAAATGTGGAATGAATTAAAGCCGTGTCCATTCTGTGGGAGCGCAGAAGTAGCATTTCTTGACGGCGGCGTGTATGATGAAATGCGATTTCGAATTGAGTGTCAAAATTGCGGTGCAACAGTAGGTTTTATTAATGAAAGCAGGTCAGATGATGAACTTGGAGAAGCGTGGAATATGCGTTCGACAACAGAAATAAAATCAAAACCAATGACACTTGATGAGGCGATAGAACATTGCGAAGAAGTCGCAACTAAAAATTGTTCGGAATGTGCAGAAGAACACAAGCAACTTGCAAATTGGTTACGCACGCTAAAGTATTTAGAAGAAAACGCGGTTATGCCGATACACAAAAAGCAAGATTGGTTAGACATAGCGGAACACTACGGTATTAAACAAATTCCGGTAGCGATTGAAGAAATGGCTGAATTAACACAAGTGTTGACTAAGTATTTGAGAATATCGCAAGGCGGTCAGTTTGTACTAAAATTAATGTTCGAAGTTCAAGACAGCATAGAGGAAGAATTATCGGACGTAATTGTAATGATGATACAGTTGCAATATTTATTTAACATTGACAATGACACAATAAACAAAATTGCAGACGAAAAACTGAAAAGAACGTTAAAATTAATGGAGGAACAAAAATGAAGTTTAGAACAAAACCGTGTGAAATTGAGGCGGTACAATGGACAGGCGAAAATTTAACAGAGATTTTACGATTTGCAAATACACAGAATATTGATATTACAAGCGGAGTACTGATAATAAAAACCTTAGAGGGCGATATGGTAGCAAGCACAGGTGACTACATCATCAGAGGACTACGAGGGGAATATTACCCGTGTAAGCCTGATGTGTTTCACGCGAAGTACGAGCCGTGCGAATAAGAGGTGACGATATGAGAACTGAACGATTTGAAGAAGTTATAAATAACCGCATAGAAACGTGTAAAAGCGTTCTTTGCAGTAAAGCAGAAGAATATGCAACCGATGATAGATTACATAATTTCAAAGTGGCGGGTAAATTGCAGAAATGCACAGCGGTTAAAGCGTTGGGCGGTATGATGTCAAAGCATACTGTCAGTGTATACGACCTAATCGACGATTATGAGCAAGGTAAGGTAATACCGAAAGAAATGTGGGCTGAAAAGATAGGTGACAGTATAAATTACCTGTTACTATTAACGGCATTATTAGCCGAAAGAAATATAAGAGAAGAAGTACCGCAAGATGATACTATTGATTATTGCTACAATACAATTTGTAATTGGGTATATCATAATGCAGAGAGATTTGCTCAATCATTAACTTTCAATAATGAAATATGGGGTAAAATCGAAAACGGTGTTGCGACAATTAATAAATATAAACTTGTTGATTTTTTACAGGATAAAGGATATGACTACGGCTCAGTTATGCCAAAATTTGCGGAACGTGGGTATATTATAAGGAACTCACAAGGTAAATATGTACATCAAACAAAGGTGCAAGGTTGGAAAACAAGCTATATAAAACTAAAACTGACGAAAATTAAGGAATATCAGAAGATGATTAAAAGCTGTGATAAATGCAAGTTTCTTACCGTTTTAAATGATAATACAACCGGTGTATATGCAAAATGCCCAGCGAAAACATTTTTGCTATGGAAAGAAGATACACGGCATACAACTTGCGATTGTTGGGAGGATAAAAATGTTGACAAAAAAATATAAAAACGGATTTATAACGCTAAATGCGGAAAAGTTTTCGCCTGTGACACAAGAAACCATAGACAGAGAAATTAAAAATTTTGAGCCGATGAAAAAGGCAATAGAGAAGTTGTATGAGTATGAGCAAAAAGTATAAGGGATTTAAGGGTAGCGGCTACAACAAAAAGTCGCTACCGAAATACACAAATAAAACATTGCTGAAAATTATTCGAGTGGCAATGGCGAGCAAGTTGGAAATTGATTGTAAGTATTGAGGAGGTACAATGAAAATTGGATTGATTGACGTAGACGGTCATAATTTTCCTAATTTGCTACTGATGAAAATATCGGCATACCATAAACAATGTGGTGATACAGTGGAATGGGTTAATCTGTTTGAGCATTATGATAGTGTTTATATGTCAAAGATTTTTACATTTACACCGGATTTTGAATATTGCATAAATGCTGATGAAATAATCAAAGGTGGCACAGGGTATGATTTACATAATAAATTGCCGGCGGAAATAGAGAACATATACCCCGATTACAGTATATATCCCGAATATAACGAAGCATATGGGTTTTTAACTCGTGGTTGTCCTCGGAATTGTGATTTTTGTATAGTTGGTAAAAAAGAGGGATTATGTAGCCACAAAGTTGCAAATCTTGATTGTTTTTGGAACGGTCAAAAAGTCATAAAACTGTTAGACCCAAATTTATTAGCCTGTAAAGAACATATGGATTTATTACAACAATTGGTTGACTGTAAAGCTAAGATAGATGTAACACAGGGATTTGATATACGTCTTGTTAATTCAAAAAATATTGAATTAATAAAACGTATGAAAATAGACTGTATACATTTTGCGTGGGACAACCCAAAAGATGATTTATTGTCAAAATTCAAAGAGGTAGCAGGCGAGTTGGATTTACCTATTCGAAAATTAAAAGCATATGTTTTGACTAATTTCAATACCACATTTGAAGAAGATTTATTTAGAATATACGCACTGCGTGATATAGGTGTAGACCCGTATGTGATGATTTATGATAAGGGCAATGCACCGAAACAAATACGACATTTGCAACGGTGGTGTAACAATAAAAGGATATTCAGAACAGAAGATTGTTTTTTTTTAATTACAAATATTAATGAGCATTGGAAAGATGAGATTGAATATTTAGAGGACAGATTAAAGGAATTTCAAGAAAAAGAAACGGAGGAACAGTAATGCAAATAACGATTAATGCAGACGGTAAAACCGTCCAATTTGAAATGACGGAGGAATAGAAAATGAGATGCGATTATTGTCCATTATCAGCTCCGGAAGATGTTTGTCCGGAAGCAGAAGGAAAATATGGAGTAGAACATCAAGATGGAATGTTAGGTTGTTCTCACCCGTGGAATTGGGTAAAAAAACGTGATAATGACTATAATGAGTATTTATGTAATATGGGCTTAGATATGGGGATTGAAACGGATTTTACTTCCAAAGAATTGAATAAAGTGATAGATATATGCAAGCATATGATAGGACTTAACTATAAAAGACCTTATCACCGTCACGGAAAAGCCTTTTACAAGCCATACCGCAATTATTATTGTGACATCGAAACCGGTAACAATCTTTTGAACAGATTGCCGAAAGATATTATAAATGTACAGAAGTGTGACAACCATACTTATTATTGGTTAACTACAAACGGATTAAAGTGGTTAGGACGACAACTTAATATAGTTATAAAAGAATACGGAAAGGGGAATTAAAATGATTTGTAACTGCAAAAAATGCGTATTCCATAAAGGAGAAACAGAGTGCCTATTACCGAAGAACGAAAATTTTCAAGTTATGATGAATGACAGAGTAATATCGTGTCTTAATAATATTAAAGACGAAAACGACTTGTCGGTAGAAGGTAAAAAAGAATTGAAAAGGTTGAGAAGTAAGGGGGAGATGTAAAAATGTTAAAAATTAAATTTTGGAGAGTCGAAAATGTATTGTTAATGCAAGTGTTGGAGCAGGGAAACGAGATTAAACGAGAGAATTTTAAATTTTGTGCGTCTAATGGGATTGAGGTTAAAAGTCTATGTAGACCAGAACTAATACCAGATATTATATATGTAAGAGGTTGTGAGGAAGAATATGATGACAATATTGTACCTTGTGAGTACAGTAATGCAGAAGGAGCAAAAGCAATGCTGGCTCGCTACATTGAAGCAGTCAAAGAATATAACACGTCCCTATTAAGAAAAAGTAATGACAAAGATAATATAGAGATAGAAACAGTTATTGCAGAATGAGGGGTAAAAATGACGGTTAAAGAAATGGTTGATATTTTAAATACATTTCCTTGCGATACAGAAGTAGCTGTTATCTACCCAGATGACATATATGGTGAAGAAGGTGGAGTACCCATAGATGAGATAATGTATCTCAAAAGTTCATCGGCAGACAGTAAGAAAAACGGAGTATTTATCAAAATAGGATAAGGAGAGATAGAATAATGAATGATATTATAAACAAATTAAAAAACGGAGAAGAGTTATCTGAAAAAGAAATAAAAAAATTGGTATATGAGGGCGATTTTGTTGACGAGATAAAGGGTAATGACCATCGTTGGCAAAAAAAGATACAAACAATCATAGATGTTGATGGACAGTTATATGCTGTTGATTGGTTGATGGGTCTGACGGAGTGTCAAGAAAACGAGTTTTTTAACCAGCCGTATAAAGTTAAATATGTTGAAAAAGTGATTAGAACGAAAAGCTATGAAGCTATATAAAGGAGGATAATTAATATGAAAGCAACAATTAGTGCAAACGGTAAGACGATTAAAACCGAAATTACCGAAGAACAAGCGAAAGAGTTAGGTTTGATTGCTAAAAAAAAGACGGGTTATGAACGAGTTGAGTATAGAGATGAATACTATTCCGTTAATGTGCTTGGTGGTGTAGATGATACATGTGATGTGGGGCTTATAACGGATAAGGCTGCGTATTTTGATGGAAACTATTACAGTGACGAAAAAATAGCAGAAAACAACGCAAAAGCTGATAGGTTGTTGCGTAAACTACGTCAGTGGCAAGCGCTGAACGATGAACCTGTAAATAAGAGAGATCTTATGCAACTGATATTCACTATCGGTTATGACTACAAAAAAGATGATGCAGGAAATGATGCAGGACTTTACGCATATAGTTATCATCGTCCTGTAAGCTTTGGTGAGATTCACTTCTCGACCAGAGACAAAGTGAAAGAGGCTATCAATGTGTTCAAAGATGAACTGACGTGGTATTTTACGGAGTATCAACAAAGGTTAGATGAAACGATGCAATAAGCCGATAAGGAGGGAAAACAAATGTCGACAGAACAATTATGTTGGGCGTGTCAGAAAGCTTGCGGCGATTGTTCGTGGAGCAGTTGCTTTCAGCCTGTGGAGGGTTGGACTGCTAAAAAGGTACACCGCAAGACGTACGATTCGTATAGGATTGAAAAGTGTCCGGAATATGTACCGGATAAAGCAAGCAATTCTGAAAACAAGAAAAAGACACGAGTAACCAACAAAGAATTAGATACAATGAAAAGATTAAGAGATAATGGTCTATCATATTTTGAAATAGCAAAGATTGTGGACAGAAACCCTGACGTGGTTAGGGCGAATTTGGTGAGGTGTTGATATGGATAAAACAGCGAAGAAACTAAAACAAAAACGCAGAGCTGTAAGGCAGGTGATAAAAAACGCCGAAGAAGAAAGAATATTAAAAAATTTTGATGAAATTGCAAAGAAACGCGGTATTAAGAAATTCAATAGAAAGAAAGCATTGCAGTCGTACAAGATTGTTGAAAACGAAGTTACAACAGAGGGTGTTGTCAATCTTGTGGTAGTAGGTGCGTGGTATCTGCGTATAAAATGTAAATGGGGTCAAAAACGCGTGTGTCAATACATAGAGGGAGTTATTCGATATATTGGGGTTGTGTATAACCGTGAACGCGATATTGATAAACTCGCAGAGGAATTAAAAGATGAGTGCGATTTTGATTATGAAAAACTGATGAACGATTTTGACCCACTAAAAATCAAGACAAGCACTGCCGAGCAAGACCGCATTAAAATGGTTACGTGTGCAATGAAAAACAATGCACCTATAATCCTGTATACGTTCTATTCAATGTTGAAATGGAAGAAGAAACGTATAACAGAATTAGGACAGGCAATAAAGGATGTTTTAATGGGTATGCAGGACGGTAAGCTGAAAGAGGTTAAAGAGGTCGTAAGAAAAGAATGCGGTATGACATTCTATTACGACGGAAGGATATTGTATAGCAAATAGGAGGACAGGAGATTGACGGAGTTTAGATTTTCAAGAACATTAGATAGGTTAGGAATAAACTACAACACGCAAGGATTGATATATTTCCTGTGTGTTAATGCTAAACGACTGCCGGAGCAAGATAAGGCAGTGCTGAATATGTGTCTTGAAGTCGCAGGAGAGGATTATCAGGCACTATATAAATTTCTGACAGACAGCTCCGTCAATCACGTCTACATACAAATGCAATACGGATTGCACCCGAAACGATTATTCAACTTGAAACGGGAATTTTATAAACGTTTCAGGCAAGAAATAAAAAATATAATATAACGCCGAAAAAGACAGTCATTATAAAAAATGGCTGTCTTTTTTTATTATCTCGACTACTCGTCGAAACTCAACGAAAAAAATATAAAAAAATTAAAATCGGAAAATAGTGTGGGGGATAGAAGTGTTTTAATTGTCTTAGTAGGTAGGACTGTTGATGATAACAGTGGGTGAATATTTCGCTATATGTCGGAGGGGACGGAAATATTAAAAATTCAAAGAGGGGGTGTAGGTCATTAGGAAACAACGTAAATATACAGACGCAGACCGTGAAATGGCATTTGCTGAATACGGTGTGTGCGGTAATTGGGAAATGGTATCGCAAAAATTAAATATCCCAGTATCAACGTTAAAGACTTGGTGGCGACAACACCCACCCGACAAAGACGAGTATGCAGAGTACCGTCGAGAAGTAAAAAAAGGTTTCATCGAAACAGCAAGCAAAGCCATCGAAAATGGTGCGGAGCTGATTAACAGGCGTATGGAAACGGCACTAAAGCACCAACAGGAATTAGACAGATTATTAGATGATGTAGCAAAAGATGATGAAATGACGGCAACACAAAAAAAAGAACTGTTAGCCAAGATAAGGTCAATAGAGCTGCACAAGCTAAGTGAAATCAGCACAGCAATCGGTACATTATACGATAAACGTGCATTAGCTCAGGGACAATCAACCGAAAACACGACGATTGAAATTAAAATGCCACAGGACGTGATGAAATATGCAGAATAGTCTGAAATTAGACCTATCACGCACAAATCCGAAACAGGAACAGTTTTTCACCGCACATAACCGAATGATTATGTACGGCGGAGCAAGAGGCGGTGGGAAGTCGTGGGCGGTCAGAATGAAAGCGGTACTATTGGCTATCAGATATGCAGGTATAAAAATGTTATTCCTGCGACGGACATACAGGGATTTAGAGCGTAACCACGTTCGCGAACTGGAACCGTTGTTGAAAGGCGTTGCGAGATACAGCAAACAGGAAAAATGTTTCTATTTCAATAACGGTTCACTGTTGGAAATGGGATATTGCGACAGCGAGAGCGATGTCAATCAGTATCAGGGTATCGAATACGACGTCATTTTTATGGACGAGGCTACGCAATTCACCGAATATCAGTATTCAACATTGACGGCGTGTATCAGAGGTGCTAATTCGTTTCCTAAACGTATGTATCTGACGTGTAACCCCGGCGGTGTCGGTCACGAATGGGTAAAACGTCTGTTTGTATCACGAAAATACAGGAATGCAGAAAATCCTAACGATTATATGTTTATTCCTGCGACAGTGTTTGATAATGCGGTGTTATTGGAAACAGATACAGGCTATGTCGATATGCTAAATAACCTGCCCGACGGACTGCGAGAGGCGTGGCGTGACGGCAGTTGGGACTTGCTCGAAGGGCGGTATTTCAACGAATTTGATAGGTCAATACATATCGTTGAACCGTTTCAGATACCCGAACATTGGCGTAAATATCGTGGTATGGACTACGGTTTGGATTGTTTGGCGTGTGTATGGGTGGCTATTGACGAACACGGTAACTACTATGTTTACCGCGAGTACGCTGAAAGCAATAAGGTTATTTCAGTCGGTGCAGGGGAAATAGTCAATCTGACGCCGACTGACGAACGAATAGAATACACCGCCGCCCCACCCGATATGTGGGGCAGGACACAAGAAAGCGGTAAGACAAAGGCGGATTTGTTCCGTGAGGGCGGTTTGCCACTGTTGAAAAGTTCAAATAACCGTGAGGCAGGTTGGTTGGCGGTCAAAGATTTATTACAGGTCAAAAACGGCAGTAGCCGATTGATGATATTCGATAATTGTATTGAATTAATCGACTGTTTAACATCATTGCAACGTGATACCAAACATCCAACGGATTGTGCGACAGAACCGCACGATATAACACATTTACCTGACGCGTTGCGATATTTCGTATTGCAATTCACATCACCGTCAAAACCGCCAAAAGAGGAAAAGACGGCGGTACAAAAGTACAGAGAGAAAGCATTAAAAGGCAGATTAGAAAAAAGGAGGAGCTATTTCTAATTATGAAAATCAAGAGAATAAAGAGAAAATGTGAAGTCAGAGGGTGTAAGAATACCGATACATATTCACTGACAAACACAAATGAATTCGGTAACAGCGTCATAATTTGCGAGGAATGTTTGAAAAAAGCGGTTAAAGCTGTTGCAGAATACGACCCGTCAGCAGAGAAAAAGACGGTATCAGTACCACCGCCACCACTATTTTTCCACGGTGGAATAGAGAAAACAGCTAAAAACGTGGAAGAAACAGCGGAAACAGAGGATAACAACGCAGAAGAATACCCTATTCCGTACACAAAGGAGTATTTGGACGGTGTTAAGTACAACGATTTGAAAAAAATCGCAAAGGAAATGGGTATCAACGCAAACGCCGACAAAGAAACGTTGATTGAAAGCATTTTACAGGCTGATTAAGGGGGAATGGCTATGAATGTAACAGGGTTTCTACTATGCGTTATAGCTATTCAGACACTAACCATAGTAGGAATGACAATAGTGCAACATATCGAACGCAAAGACCTGTATAACAGGTTGATGTGCAGAAATATGACCGAATACAACAACATCAAAGCCGATGAGCCGAAGCAACCTATCAGCAGGCATAAAGCCGTTTTGAATAGGTGGCGTAAGAACGACGCAAAGGTGGGTGATGAATAATGAATTTGAGATATTCACCCGTATTGCAGGGCATAAAAGCGAGCGTAAAGAGTATGTTTTCACCACCTGACAGCGAAAGTGCAGACGATGAAGAAGTTGACAGAGTAATTGACACCGACGACGACGGAAACCAACTGTACAAGGAAGATATTATCGCAAATATTCACGAAGAATTAGAGAAACGCCGTTCAGCGCGTTCAGCATTGGAAACACAATGGCATTTAAACGCTAATTTTTTAGTCGGTAATCAGTATTGTGATTTTAATCCGTACAGTCGCGAAATCGAACAGTTGGAGCCTGTATACGATTGGTTGGAACGCGAAACGTTTAATCAGATTGCACCGTTAATAGATACGAGAATAGCCAATCTGAAAAAGATTAACTACAGAATGAAAGTCAATCCACGTACAAATGAGTTGGAGGACTACGCGAAAGCTGAAACATCTACAACGATATTGCAGTATTTGCAGACTTCAAGCGATTTTGACACCAAGAAAAATACCGCAATACAGTGGAATGAATTGTGCGGTAACTGTTTTTGGCTATCGTGGTGGGATAAGGACAAGGGCGAGAAATACGCCACCGAAAAAGTCGTTACGGTTGATGATGAAGGCAATGAACAAAAGTTTGAACAAGCGTTTTATCAAGGTGATTTGGAGTACGGACTGATAACACCGTATGAGGTGTTCCCCGAAAGCATTTTCAAAGAAGGCGTAGAGGCACAGCGTTCAATCATTTTGGAGCAGGTAAAGACCAAAGAGGAAATATACGACCTATACGGTATCAAAGTTGAGGGTGCAACGGTTGAAACGTTTGAATTGACACCCGTTGTTGCCGGAGGCGGTTTCGGTTACGAGAATACCGTCACAACATTAGGTACACGTTCGGTAGATGGTGCGGCAAAAGTGATTACATACTTTGAACGTCCGACAAAACATAGACCGGACGGAAGAATGATAATCATTGTCGGTGACGAACATTTGGTTTACTACGGTCCGCTACCGTATTCACGTATACCATTAACGCAAATGATGTGTCGCGAATCGGCAGGACAGTTTTTTGGAAAGTCAATAATTGAAGATTTGATACCGCGTCAGAGGGCGTATAACGGCTGTCTGAACCGAATACACGAATACATCAAACGCATTGCAATACAGGGTTTCTACACCGAAGAAGGCAGTATTGACATCGAAGAATTTGAACAAAACGGTGCGGCACCGGGTGCAATGTTGGTATACAGACAGGGAACAAACCCACCGACACCTATTCCGAATGGCAATTTGCCGTCAGAGATTATGACAGAACGATACAACTTGAAAAGCGATATGGAATATGTAGCAGGTGTATCACAGCTGATGATGAACGGTGCAACTCCTGCAGGCGTAACGTCAGGTACAGCTATACAGAACCTTGTTGACATAGACAATACACGTCTATCGCTGACAGGCGACCATATCCGAAATAGTATCAAAAATTTGGCGGTGATGTGGCTTGAAATCTACAAAAAATACGCAAATACACGACGTGTACTGAACTGTACAGGTAAAAACCGTATTGGTAATGCGATTATTTGGAATAGCGACGATATTAACAGCTATGACGTTGAATACGTCACTGAAAACGAACTACTGATGTCGGAAGAAGTGCAAAAGGAGCGTTTCTTTGACGCATACAAAATGGGACTGTTTACCGACGCAAACGGTCAGATACCGGAGCGTGTAAAGCAGAGGGCGCTGGAGTTTATGAAAATAGGCAATTACACCGAAATAATGAACATCAATGCACTGCAAATACAGGCGGCACAACGTGAAAATGTATTTTTTGAGCAAGGTGCAGTACCAAGAGTATCAGAGTTTGACGACCACGATATACACATAGACGAACACCTGCGGTATATCTTGCAGTTGGATTTTCAGCTGTTAAAACTGAAAAAGCCTGAGTATGCAAAAGCATTAGAGGACCATATCAGACTACATAAACAGGCACAGACACAAGACCAACAACAGAATATGTTGGCAATGTTAGCACAACAAGGACAAAGATAGGAGGACTATACATAATGGATAATTTCTACGACGCAAGACGAGCGACCGAAGATATGTTCGACGGTCAAGAGGTATTGGGTGAAGAAAATACCCCACAAGATACCCCACAAGAACCGCAACAAGAGGGACAAGCGCAAGAACCACAAGCGCAAGAACCACAAGCACAAGAACAACCAGCACAGGAACAACCAGCACAGGAAAATAATGTGGTTGACGAGGCGGCAAATGTAGCACAGGCGGCGGCACAAGCGGCGGCTGAACGTGAACAGGAATACCAACGCATTATGGCAGAAAATGAACAGCTAAGACAGACAAATAACGAATTGCAACAGACTATAACGCAACAATCACAACAACGTGAGCAAGCGATTATAGAGGACGCAACGCAAATGCCTATGTTGGACGTTAATCGTTTAGCGTTCGAGGACGATGCAACTGTTCAGAAAATGCAACAGGACTATGCAAATGCAATGCAAAAGTACGTCACACAACAAGTAATGAAAGATGTTGAGCCGGCATTGCAATACGCAAAGGACGGTATGCGTGAGAAAGAAAAGAGAGAAATGCTTGAGGCGTTCAAAGGTGTTGATGAACTGAAAGGTATTAACGATATGTTGCCACAGCTGGACTACATAATTGAACATAACAAGTGGTTAGCCAACGACGACATACCTATGGACGAAAAGTATTTGACGGCGTATATGATTGCAAACGGCGTAAATTCTGCGAATACACCGCCACCGTCAGACCCAACAGCAGAAGAATTAATGAAATACTACGACAGCAATCCTGAATTTCAACAAATGATTGAAAAAAAGAGACTGGACGACATTAAACAAAGTCAGCAAGTGCCTGCAATGTCAGCGTCAAACGGCGCTGTAAACGCGGCATTAACAATAAAAGAAAAACCAACAACTTGGGACGACGCCTCCAAAAGAACACGAAATATGTTCAGAGAGAGATAACGTACCCACAAATGACAAAAGAGGGAGAATTTTTAAATGGGAAGAGAACAAAACTTAAAAACTATTGAAGAGGCTCTAAAATCTAACTACTTACCGGTATGGAATAACCTACTCGGTATCGAGCCTACACCACTACTATCAAAAATCAAGAAAAAGCCATTGGTAGCAAATGAGATTGTTGCGTCAGCTCCAATCGGTCTATCAGGCGGTTTTGGCTACGGCGAAGAAGGACTTGCGACACCTGAAGCAGGTAACGTTATGTTCAAGCGTTTCAGAACATACGCAAAAGATATGTATACAAACGTTGAATTGTCAATCAAAGCTGTACAACTTACAGGCAAGGACGGCTCTATGGCAAACGCGCTTGACACAGAAGTTAAGGCGGCGTACGAAACAGCAAAATGGAATGTCGGACGTTCACTATTCGGCAATGGTACAGGTGCATTAACAAAGGTTGTTAAACAGACAACTCCGACAACGAAAGTTGAAGTAACTGACATTAAGTATGTCAAGGAAGGTTTGATTGTAGACTTTTATCCGACCTCGGCTACAACACCGAACGACGTGGTTGCTAAACAGCTACGAATTAAGGCAATTAACCGTACAAAGAACAGCAACGGTAACTATGAGATTATCCTTGACAAAGCACCTACAACAGCACTTGTTGATGGCTTTATGACGGTGCAGAACTCATTTAACCGTGAAATCACAGGTCTTGGTGCTATCTTCGACGATGAAGTTCCTACAATTTACGGCGTAAGCAAGGCAGACAATCCGATTATCAAGCCTATTGTTATTGACGCAAATGATAATGTTGAGGACAGCATTATTACAAAGGCTCTAAGACGTGCCGAAAAGGACAAGAACTCAAAGGTTGATATGTTGTTGTGCGGTGACGAAGCGTACGACCACTACACAGAATATCTAAGAGTAAACAACATCAGAGTTGAACAGAACACATTACAGGGCGGTTTCAAATCAATTCAGTTTGCTTTCGGCAACAGACAGGTTGATGTTGTCAACGAAATGTTCGTGCCGGATGATGAAATTTGGGGTGTTGATACATCAGCACTTGAATTACATACACAGGAATGGAAATTTGCTGACCTACAAGGCGGCGGTATTTTCAACCTAAAGGAAAATTCATCAGTTTACAGAGCGTTGCTTGCAAACTACGGTGACCTTATCTGCTCAAATCCGGGCGGTCTAATCAGAATTTACAACTGTATTTAATCTTTACGGCAAGGTAATTATATGTTGCCTTGCCGTATTTTTGCCGTTATTTTAGGCACTTGCTGAAATATTTTTTCTGAAATGCGGTGATAGATTGGAACAAGCAGAAGTAACACTTAAAGAAATATATGAAAAAGTAAGTCTTAAAGTACCTCTTGAACAGCGACGGTTCTTTAATTTCTTTAACGACACCGTTGCAGAACTTGAAGCATTATATCCCGACTTACTATTCAAAGAGGGTGTGCATTTTACACCAGTACACGATTTATCGGACGAAAACGTTGTATTACCGCTTTATACTCCGGCAATCGTGGACAATATCTTATACCTTTGTGGTTACGACCAACAAGGTATATTCAAACAGGAATTTACACGAAAATCAAGAAATGCCTATGTGCATTATTGGAAAAATCACGCACATAACAGACGTGTACGACGAATGAGGTGGTAGAGAAGTGTTTGACAGTGGAATATCTGCAAAAGCGTTAATAGCAGAATTACAGAGTGAAGTGGACGTCGCACTTCCTATCACAAATTCGACGTATGCAACGTGGCTGAACAGCCTGCAATGGCTGTTATACAGTGCGATTATAAAAGAACAGAACGACTTGATAATTACTGAACCGCAAGAGGATGTTATACAGCTTGCAAACCTTGATGTTTCGGATAATGAAGCACCGATACGGTTTGAAGATATATATGCGGTGTATGCAGATACAACACAATTAATAAAGACGAGTATAACGAGCGGTTTCATATTTCCTGATTGTTTTTATAAAAAAGGTGATAATTTAGCTGTTAAAATGCAAAAAGCACCTAATTTTATTAAATTAATCTATCATATCAAGCCTAAAATGATAAAAGTAAATGAAAATGACGAAATACAAGACGGTAACGTGATGATACCGATAGAATTTATCGAATTGGTAAAGTCAAAGTTGAGAGGCGAGGCGTACTCACTTGAAAATGAGTACGGTCCTGCGTCAAATTGGCTCAACAATTACAATATTTTACTTGAAAATTTCAAACAATGGCTATCTGATAAAGCCCAACAATTCGGACAGTAAAGGAGAGGTTATATGGCAAAGAAACAAAACGAATTACAATTCGGACAAGTACCATTACCACAGGCACTAAAGCAATATAGCCTTTCCAAGCTGAATTGGAGCGGTTTAAACAGACGGCAAGTTATAGATACAGGTGCTTTGTCTATGGAATGCAACATTTCTACAGCCGAGGCACCTTATTTAACACCGTCGCAAAGCAGGGTAGACATATTGTCCGATATGGGACTTGAATACAAACACCCTATATCGCTATTCAGTTTTGATGATTTCCTTGTTGTTATCTATCGTGACGATACAGAATTAAAACTTGATTATCTCGTTTTGAGCGACAAGAAAAACAGTAAAGGACAAATCACAAAAGTATATACAGGTCTAATAAAAAAAGGCGTGACAGAAGAAACTGACGCGATACAGCGTAGTATGGTGCAATTCAATGTATATGAAAATGCCGTTGATGTACTTGGCGGCACATATGTAAAGAAATTGATACTGTTTCCTGACAAAGTATCTATGTTTATGAAGATTGTAGATACAGACAAAGACCCTACTACATTTGACAAACAGGCAGTTAAGGACGGCAATGCCGATATTGATGTTATGTATTGTCAAAAAGAAAGTAGTGGCAAAAAAACTTACTATGTTTGGAATGGGGCGATAGGCAGATTTACTTTGACAGGTGGCGTGAACTACTTTAAAACAAGCAATTTGGACGTTGAAAAAAAAAAATACTACAATGACGGATATACTCAGACGAAAGACGAGTATTACAATGACGGTTACAGAAAGTCAAGTAAACAAACGTATAATGACGGTTACAAAAAGACGGAATATAAGGTGTTCCGTGACGGTTATGTGCCGATAGAAGATACGAATGAAACAACATATGACGGTGGTGATGTGTATTACTACGAAAGGCAAGGCGAATACTCACCGTATACATACACCGTTGCCACTTGGTTACAGCAAGGTGATAAGTTAAAAGGAAAAGGTTTATATCAAAGAGAGCCTGCACCATTGGGAACAAATACAAATGTAACATTTTACGAGCGAACAGGCACTTCGTTCCCTTATACATATGTGAAAGTTCGCAATCTGAAAACAGGCGATAATATATCAAGTTATTATGAAAAGGTTTCTGATAGCACAGGTACGGTTCAAACCAAACTATACGTAAGAAAAGCTGATGATAACGGTACGATAATACCGTATGAGTATGAGGAAGTAACTGATATTGCATACGGTACGAATATAACCGATTATTACGAAAAGATAAGCGACAAAGAAGTTACGGCAAAAGCATATTACAAAAGAACCGAAAACACCGATAAGGATAGCACCGATAAATACAAATACGAATTGATTAAAAATCTTGAAAACGGCAAGAAAGTATCAAAGTATTATGAATTTACCGAAAACTATGCACCGCCTGAGGGGAGCAATAAGAGTTGCTATTGGCTTAACACTTACAATAATAAAACCTATCAATTTTGTAGCGATATAGGTGACGGAAAAAGTGGGTTTGGAATAACTGTTTCGCCGTCGTTCCCTAATCTAAAGTATGCGGTAGTGCATTTATCACGACTTTTCGGAGTTGATGAGGATAGAGTACACGTTTCAGGCTATAACGACTATACGAATTGGAACTTAGACACCGTAGCTGAAAGTAACGAAAGCAATGCGTGGAGCAGTGCCTCACAAACCAACACAAAAGCAGGCGGTAACTTTACAGGTATAACAGTGTATGACAACCACGTTGTTTGCTTTAAACGTGACTTTATGCACGAAATATACAACAGTAAAAATCCGTTCAGATTGGTTGACGTGTATGCGGAGGGGTCTATTGACAACAGGAGCATACAAGAGGTAAACGGCAAACTGATATTTGCGTCAGATGATGAAATCAAGGTGTATACAGGCTCACAACCGCGTGAGATTGGCTATAATCTTGGAATTGACGAGTTCAAAAGTGCCGTTTCGGGTAGTGACGGAAGAAACTATTACTTGTATTGTACAGACAGACAAGGCGAAATGTATCTGTTTGTGTATGACACAATGGTCGGTCAATGGTCGCAACAAGTGATTAATAGTGAAGTATTAGGCTTTGCACATAACAAAAACGGTATGTATATGTTATGCAAAGACGGTGTTGTATACAAAATGGATACGAACAAATATACGGACGATTGGAGCTGTGAAACAGACTTATCAACCATACTGACATCATCATCTTCAAGCACATATCAGACAGTAAATATCAAACATATAGTAAAATTTCAAATGCTTGCGTATATTGAGGGGCGTTTCAAGGTGTATGCACTGTACGACAATGAAGAATTTAACCCTGAAACATCGCAGTTGCTATATGACAGTAACGGTCGGAAAGGTATGCAAGCAATACGCTTAAAACCGCGAATGACCGCTAATTATGGCTACAAGTTACATTTTGAAGGACACGGCTATGTACGTTTCTATGAAATGGAACTCGGTATTACTCCGGGAGGTGAGTTATTTGTATCATCAAGATGATATTAACAATATGAATTACAAACAGCTTAGAGAAACGGTATCGGAATTAAACGACAATTACGTTAAGCTGAAAAGGACATTAGAGGACGCTTTAGACAACATAGACGAAAGCAACCTCGCAACCACTTTGCGAAAGAAATTAAACGGCTATGATACTCAATTCAGTGTAACGGCTGAAAAGATAGAAAGCAAAGTATCGTATGAGGACTTAGAAAACAATCTAAGTCAATATTCAACTGTATCGCAAACGGCACAAGCTATTGAAATGTCAGTAGTATCAAGTCAAGAATACACGGATAATTCAGTAGAAACATTATCTTCAACGTTCACTATGACTGCCGACGGAATATCTACAAGGGTTTCAAAGCTAAAGAAAGGTGTGGAAACACAATTTAATCAAACAGCGGAAAAGATTGAATCACTTGCATTCGAAAAAATGGATACATCAGAGGCTATTACGGTAAAAGAAAAACCGTCCGCAAGTGATAAAACGTTGGATAAAGAAAAACTCTACAAGTATAACAGCAAATATTATTATTTCAATGATATTTTACAAGATTGGTTAGAGTATGACGAAAAAAACGGCATTAATTCTGCATTCACTCAAATATCAGGCGGATTTATATTGAACGGTTGCGTAAAGGTGAGCGGTGACCTTATAACAGAGGGAACGATAACAGGTACAGATATAGTTGGAGCGAAATTTTATAATGAGGATAAAAGGGCGTATGTGACTATTGGTAATTCAAGTGGTAATTATGGTGATTTGACATTGAAGCGAGTATCGAATGGCAAAGGACAAGAAGTTTTTCAGATTTACGATACGGGTGTTGGTATTGCTATAAAAGCTGTAGGAACGTCTTTTATAGGTTCGACTGGAAGTAAGACATACCCCAAAGGCACTTGGGATTTTTCGAAATGTACGGTAATAGGTTTACCGACAAGTACAAGTTAAGGAGGAAAATATATGTTATTTAGAATAGGTGATAACGTCGCAGTGACGTGTAAAAACCCAAACGAAACACTGTTGTTTATAAACAGAGTACCAACAGCTTGGTTATTCTCGATAGATATAGAGATATGTCAAAATGTAAAGAGAATGATTGTTGAAGAACAAAATCTTAAAGATATAAAAATTGAATATGAAAGCGAAGATTGTACAACCGGCAGAGTTGTTGACTTGCCTATGGACAGTCTGCACAGCTTTACTATCGACTATGCAAGTGGTATGGCACACGTTGAGTTCAAAAGGGGGATAAATAATAATGTATAACAAACCAACAAACGCAGAAGAAATGGAAGAATTCGAACGAATGACAACCGGCTTCGATTATGTATATGAAGATACAGTCGGAGCGGGAAAGATAATATATCTTAAAATGCCTGTTGTATCGGCAAATAAGAGAGGCGTGAACGATATAGGGTGGCAATGTGACGGTGACGACGTTGCTTTATATGCAACTATGTCAAGAAAACCACGCGAGACTGAACTATGGTCGGAAGTCAAAGAAAACTATGTTGTAAATAAGACTGTATCGGCGTTGAAGTTTGAAAACAAGGACACAAAGCCTTGTAATCTATGTGTAAGGGTGCGTTTAAATTAATGGGGGTGATTAAATGAAGGGTAATGTATGTTATCAAAAGACAGACTTCGGCTCTGAAACACCTGACTTGCTTAATAAATATGTTCTGAAAATAACTCAAATAGCAGGAATATCACTCAAAAAAGATATTTCAAAAGAGAGTTTAAGGCTTGCTTTAAGTGTTCCTACACTTGTATCGCAACTTGTTAATGATAAAGAGTACATAACCAAATCTGAAATTGAGATTATACAAAAATCTCTTGAAGATATGGATAGCGTGTTAAACGGCAAGATTGACGATACAAACGCAAAACTTGATGATGAAATAAACGCAAGGGAAATGCTTGAAAATGTGGTGAATACACTGCAAATACTGGCTCACAAGCACAGTAACAAGAATGTACTTGATACTATTACAGAAGATAGAGTAGCAATATGGGACAAGGTGAAAGACCTTGATAAATACTTTGACTATATTGATTTTAAGGCTTTTGTCGAAGAAATAGTATATGCATATACAAACGAACTTCAAAATCTGTACACAGCAATCGGTATTACATCATACGACGGTGGTGTATTCGGTATGGAACAGTTAGGAACAGAGCTTGACGGCGGTAACTTTGACAGTGAACCCGAAAACAGTTTTGATTGCGGTGATTTTAACCCACTTGAACTGTCTGCACAAGTAACATCGGTCATTGATTGTGGAACGTATTAAGGAAAGGAGGATTGATAGAATGGCAACAAGATTTATAGCAAAGCACGGTTTGAAAAGCAATATAAATAGATTAACACTTTCGGAAGGTGAAATAGCTATTGCATATAGTGATGACAAATCAGAGGCTGAAATATATGTAGGTGGAAACGACAATACACCAATCCCCGCGGCAGGTGCGTCGATGAAAACAAAAAACCAAATATTTGTCGTGTGTGACGGCGACCACGACGAATTAAAAATACAGGCGGCGTTGTCGAGAGCCACACGAGGCACGGTAGTATATATCATGGGTGATTGTGTACTGACTAACGAAAACACACAGGACAGTGGGCTTGTTTCGGGGTTCGGTCATTATAATGCTATATTAAATGTAGGTATACGAGTTACATTAGACGGTACTTACTGTAGTTCAATTACGTTTAAAAATACCAATCCTGCCGCACGTCAAGTTATATTCTTCTTGGGTATTATGGCGAAGTTAAAAAATATAAATTTCCAAGAGGATAACACCACCTGTACTCAAACATCTGTTAATCCTATGATTTTATTTGGCAATAGTAACGCAATCGTTGATAATTGTGTATTAGGCGAAGTATATGATGTAAATCAAGATGATAGTACCGTTGGTAATAT